CACCAACCTGACCTGTACAGGCGGCATCCACATCGTCGGCCCAATCACCCACGAAGGCGACTACACCCAAACCGGCAACCAGAACATCACCGGAAAGGTCACCGTATCCGAGGACGTCGTCGCAGCCAACATCAGCCTGGTCAACCACCCGCACGGCGGCGTCATGCCCGGCGGTGCGAAAACGGGGCAACCGGAATGAACCGAGAAACCGGCGCAGCCCTCGGCTTGGCCGAACACATTGCCCAGTCCATCACCGACATACTCACCACCCGAATCGGTACCCGCATCATGCGCCGCGAATACGGCAGCCTGCTGCCCGAGCTGGTCGATCAACCGTTCAACGACTTCACCCGCCTGCAGGTGTACGCCGCCACCGTCATGGCCCTGATGCGCTGGGAACCGCGGGTCAGCCTCAGCCGCGTGCAGTTTGTCGGTGCGAACCTTCAAGGACAGTCGTCGCTGGATCTGGAGGGCACCCTGGTGGACAGCAATCAGCCGCTGAGCCTCAGCGTTCCGCTGCAATTGGGAGGCAGCGTATGAACACTTTTGTGGCCATCGACCTCGGCCAACTGCCGGCACCGCAGATCGTCGAACAGATCGACTATGAGCAGATCCTCGCCGAGCGTAAGGCCTACGCCATTAGTCTTTGGCCTGTGGAGGAACAAGCCGAGATCGCTGCACGCCTCAACATGGAGTCGGAGCCACTGACCAAACTGCTCGAGGAAAACGTCTACCGCGAAATCATTTGGCGGCAGCGGGTCAACGAAGCCTCCGTCGCCAACATGCTCGCGCTGGCCAAGGGCACCGACCTCGACCAGCTTGCCGCCAACTTCAACGTCAAGCGGTTGGTCATTCAAGCCGCGAACCCGACCACCGTGCCGCCGCTGGCCAAAATGATGGAAAGTGACGACAGCCTGCGCGAGCGCACACAGATGGCATGGGAAGGCCTCAGCACCGCCGGCCCGCGCAACAGCTACATCTTCCACGCCCGTTCCGCAGACGGCCAGGTCGCCGACGCCACTGCCGAAAGTCCGGCCCCGGCCGAAGCCGTGGTCACCGTGCAATCCGTGCTGGGCGACGGTACCGCGTCACAGGCACTGCTCGACAAGGTCAAAACCTATCTCAGCGACGACGACCGCCGGCCGCTCGCAGATCGCCTGACCGTGCAGGGTGCGCAGATCCTCACCTATCAAGTCAAAGCCAAGCTCTACCCGCTGACCAACGGCCCGGAAACCGAACTGATCCTGGCGGCCGCCCAAGCGCGGCTGCTGCAATTCGTCCATCAGCGCCGTCGGTTGGCGCTGGAGGTGTCCGAATCCATCGTCCACGCCGCGCTGCACGTCGAAGGGGTGCGTAAAGTCGTCCTGAAGGATTGGGTGGACATCGTCGCCACCAAGTATCAGGCGCCCTACTGCGCGCATGTCGAATTGGCGCTGGGCTTCGAATGATGAGCTTTCAACCGCTGCTACCAAATAACTCGACACCGCTGGAACGCCAAGCGGCTCAAGCGCTGGCACAAATCCAACGCGTGCCCATTCCCTTGAGAACGCTCTACAACCCGGACAAATGCCCCCTACCCTTGCTGCCGTACCTCGCTTGGGCGTTCTCGGTAGATCGCTGGGACAGCAAATGGCCGGAGGGTGCCAAACGTGCAGCCTGCCGCGCGGCGTACTACGTCCACTCGCGCAAGGGCACCATCGGCGCCTTACGCCGTGTAGTGGAACCGCTGGGCTACCTGATCGAAATCGCCGAATGGTGGCAGTCCATGCCACTCGGGACACCCGGCACCTTCACCTTATGCATCGGCGTCCTCGACTCCGGCATCACCGAAGCCATGTACCAGGAACTGGTCTGGCTGATCGATGACGCCAAACCCCTCACCCGCCATCTGACGGGCCTCGACATCATTCTTGAATCCCGACTCGACACGTTCGTGGGATGCGTCGTTTACGACGGCGACGAAATCGACGTGTACCCATGGAACAACCCGGATATCGACGTAGCAGTCCGGAGCTACAGCGGCCTAAGCCTTTACACCCTCGACGAACTGGATGTTTACCTCAATGGTTGATCAGAATTCTATTTTCGGCGGCCTGCTAACCGCGCTGGGCGCCGCCAAGAAAACCAATTGCGATGCCCTCGGCATTCCCTGGCAGCCGAGCCACATGCTGATCGGTGATGCCGACGGCGTCGCCCCCACGCCTGACGCTTCACAGACTCAACTGATCAATCAGGTCCATCGCGCACCCCTCAACCAGTTGCACACGTCTCCTACCGATCCAAACGTGCTGATCGCCGAAGTGGTATTACCCCCGGAAGTGGGTGGCTGGTGGATGAGGGAGCTGGCACTCGAAGACAGCGATGGTGTGTTTTGTGCGGTTGCGAATCTGCCACCCAGCTACAAGCCACTGCTTGCGCAAGGGTCGGGGCGTAACCAAGTGGTGCGGATGCACATCATCACCAATGGCACCGCCAACATTCAGCTCAAGATCGATCCGGCGGTGGTTCTGGCGACCCGAGACTATGTGGATCGCTCCCTCATCGCGCGTTCAGCTTTCACCAACGTATCGTCATCCCGAACGTTGAAACCCCAAGAGATGGGCATCGTCCTGATAGACGCCAGTACCCGCGCCTTGAACATCCAGCTGCCAGCAGCTGATACCCGACTCGGCACACGGGACGTGATTGTTCACCGCAAAGACAACAGCATCAATCGCCTGGTCATCAAGGCACATGGCGAAGATACACTGATGTTTCATACGCACTTGAACCCAGCGGGTTATCCGTTTCTCGTGCTGATGGGCGCTGGTGATTGGTGGCATTTGCGCAGTGACGGTGCCGGGAGTTGGTGGCCATTAGGTCGTTTCGACAGCACAACATTGGGGCGACCGGTTTTCGAAACCACCACCGTGTTCAGTCCCGGTGGTTACGGCGCCATGAGCGGGCAATTACTCGACAGAAATGAGTGGCCATGGTTGTGGGATCACGCTCAACAATCGGGGATGCTCTATCCGGAAAAACATAGTTACCTGGAAGGTGCATGGACGATCGGCGACCACAAAACGACGTTTCGACTACCCGAGGCAAGAGGCGAGTTTTTCAGGGTGCTTGATGAAGACCGGCGCGTCGATAAATCGACTCTGACAGGTACCACAACGCGAGGAAGTCCGGTTATCAGCGATATCCGCGGGCGCACGCGCGTTAAGACCGGCATGATGCTGGAGGGCGGCGACTTTCCAAAAGGCACCACCATTATTTCCGTCGGAGAGTCAGAGATTGTTGCCTCGAATGAGTCGCAGAGGGACGGCGCCGGTGAGTGGCAAGTTCTCGGGCGGATCGCCGGTTCATGGACACCCGACACGTTTGAGCGTCACACCCACTCTGTTTCTTTCGGCTCCGGCAAGGGTGACCGCGTAGCACTTCTTCCTGCTGCATCAACCTCAGTTGCTCATATCAACCATGTAGTGGCCTACAACACATCGCCGCCCTTAATCGGGCGGGTGGGTAACGAAGAAACTCGCCCACGCAATATTGCCTACCCCGCCCGAATTAAACTGATCTGAGGTCTGGATGATTACCTATTTGATTGATGCTGCTGGGGCGCTGGCCGGCCCGGTGACGTTCCCGGACATTCCCGGTTTCGGCCCCCAGCTTCCCGGCAACGCCGTGCAGGTACCTGAAGTGCTCACGCCAACAGAGCCAGGTACAACGTGGGCGCTGCTTGATGGGGAAGTCCGCCAGGTACGCGATTTGCGAGGAACAGTTTTCCAGAAGGCAGATGGTGCGAGCCAATCGTGGCAACAATTAGGCGACCTGCCGCAAGCGTTAACCACCCAATCATGGCCAGGCGAACATTTCCGATGGATCAACGAACAATGGACGCTCGACAAATCGGCCCTGCGTGCAACTCAAAGCGCTCAGGCTCTACAGCATCGCGACGACCTGCTGCGTAACGCGCAGTTGCGCATCGCACCGCTTCAGTACGCGGAGAAGTTGGGTACTGCAACACCTCAAGAGCAGACGTTCTTATTGGACTGGATGCGCTACAGCGTAGATCTCAACCGCATCGAACTGCAGGAGCAATTCCCCGACATCATCGATTGGCCAACACCTCCAGACCATACAGGGTTGTAACTCAGCCCCCCACAAAACCCACCCCGCGACGTCATCATCCTCCATCGGCAACCTGTGCATCGACTTCACGATCACCGCACAGGCCGCTTCCATGTCCGATTATCTTCACGGCGTCCGAGTCATCGAACTTAACGATGGCTCGCGCCCAATCCGCACGATCCCCACCGCCGTCATCGGCATGGTTTGCACCGCCGATGATGCCGATGCATCGACCTTCCCACTGGATACACCCGTGCTGATCAGCAGCGTACAGAGCGCCGTTGGCAAGGCCGGTGAAAAAGGCACTCTGGCGGTCAGCCTGCAAGCCATCGCCAACCAGTCCAAACCCTACGTCATTGTGGTGCGCGTGAAGGAAGGTCAGGACGAAGCGGAGACCGCCAGCGCGTTGATCGGCACCACTACTGAATCCGGCAAATACACCGGTATGAAAGCCTTGCTAGCCGCCAAGTCTCGACTGGGATTGGTACCGCGCATTCTGGGCGTGCCCGGGCTCGACTCGTTGCCCGTGGCCACCGCCCTCACATCGCTCGCTCAACAACTGCGCGCATTCGCCTATGTCAGCGCCTGGGGCTGCCAGACCAAAGAAGAGGCCATCGCCTACCGTCGCAACTTCGGTGCTCGGGAAGTGATGGTCATCTGGCCTGACTTTCAGACCTGGAGCACAGTCACCAACAAGACCGCCACTGCCAGCGCCGTGGCCAACGCACTGGGCGTGCGCGCCAAAATCGATCAGCAAACCGGCTGGCACAAAACCTTATCCAACGTCGCTGTGAATGGCGTCACCGGCATCAACGCCGATGTGTTCTGGGACCTGCAAAACCCGACCACCGACGCCAACTACCTCAACAGTCACGACGTCACGACGCTGATCAACGAAGGCGGCTTTCGCTTCTGGGGCAGCCGCACCTGCAGCGACGACCCGCTGTTCGCATTCGAGAGTTATACCCGCACCGCGCAAGTACTGGCCGACACCATGGCCGGCGCGCAGATGTGGGCGATGGACAAGCCGCTGCACGCCTCATTGGTGCGCGACATGATCGAGTCGGTGAACGCCGAGTTTCGCACCAAAGTCGCTGGCGGTTATCTGGTCGGTGGCGGCTGCTGGTACCCCGAAGACATCAACACCAAAGACACACTTAAAGCCGGCAAGCTCTGGCTGGATTACGACTACACGCCGATCCCGCCGCTGGAAGACCTGACCCTGCGCCAACGCATCACCGACCGCTACCTCATCAACTTCGCCAGCCAGATCAACCGCTAACCGGAGAACGGCGCCATGGCCCTGCCGCGCAAACTGAAAAACCTCAACCTGTTCAACGATGCCAACAGCTACGTCGGCGTGGTCAAGAGCGTCACCCTGCCCCCACTCGGGCGAAAGATGGAGAGCTATCGCGGCGGTGGCATGAACGGCCCGGTCAAGGCTGACCTGGGGTTCTCCGATGACGGCATCCAGTTCGAATGGAAGACCGGCGGGCTGGATCTGATCGCGCTGCGCCAGTTCGGCGCCGTGAACGCTTCGGGTGTGGCGCTGCGATTCTCCGGCGCCTTTCAGCGCGACGACACGGGCGACGTCAGCGCCGTGGAAGTGGTTATGCGCGGCCGTCACGAAACCATCGAAATGGGCGACGCCCAGCCCGGCGAAGACACTGAACACAGCATCACCACCACCTGTTCCTACTACAAGCTCATCGTCGATAACGAAGACATCATCGAGATCGATCTGCTCAATTTCATCGAGAATGTGAACGGCGTCGACATGCTCGAAAAACAGCGCGCCGCGATCGGTCTCTGACCTTCCCCACCCCATTGGACACTCCCCATGCAGAGCATCGAAACACACCAAACCAATCCTACTGTCGAGGACAGCCGCGTCATCCTCGACACCCCCATCACTCGCGGCAAAACCACTATCGATGCGCTAACTCTGCGCAAACCCCAATCGGGCGAACTGCGCGGCGTGCAGTTGATCGAGTTGCTGAACATGGACGTGGCCACCCTGATCAAGATCTTGCCGCGCATCACGTCGCCGAGCATTACCGCGCCGGAAGCCGCCGGCATGGACCCGGCGGATCTGCTGGCCTGTGGTAGCAAGATTTCCGCTTTTTTGTTGCAGAAGTCGGCGAAGACGGATGTCTGCCTCATTGCGTAGAGGACGCCATGGCTGATTTGGCGGTGGTTTTTCATTGGGCGCCAGCGGACCTGGATTCGCTGGGCCTGCAAGAGCTGATGGAATGGCGCGAGCGCGCCAGGTTGCGGAGTGTTGTCGATGGCGAATGATCTGAAGTTGCGGGTATTGCTGAGCGCCATCGATCAAGCCACCCGCCCACTGAGAGCAATCAACAACAGCAGCATCGGCGCAGCCCGTGCCTTGAAGGACGCCCGCGAAAAGCTCAAGGCACTCAACTCACAGCAAAAGGATGTGAGCGCCTGGCGCTCGCAACGTGCGGCCGCCGAGACTACGGCGCAGGCGCTGAATTCTGCTCGCGACAAAGTCAAAACGCTGAGTCAGCAGATCGCCGCCACTGCCGCGCCGACCAGGGCGATGACGCTAGACCTATGCAGGGCAATACGTGAAGCGCAAAAGTTCAAGCAGCAACACGAGCAAAGCAGCGTGCAATTACAGCGCCTTCGTACTCGACTGCACGACGCGGGCCTTAGTACCCAAAACCTCAGTCAGCACGAACGCCGTCTGCGTGAGCAAACCGATGCGGCCAATCAAAGCATCGTGGAGCAGACCCGACGCTTGGCGGCATTGGCGGCTCAACAGCGAAGGCTGACAGCGGCACGCACCGCACTACAAAATCAGCGAGATGTCGCCACCTCAATGGCTGGTAAAGGCGCCACCGCCGCTGCCAGCGGAGGCACTGCGCTGTATGCGGGCGCCAAGATGATCATGCCCGGCATCGAATTCGACGCCAGCATGAGCAAAGTACAAGCGATCACCCGCCTCGATCAAAACGCTGTTGAGCTATCGGATCTGCGCAAACAGGCGCGTGGGTTGGGCAGCTCCACACAATTCACTGCCGGTCAGGCCGCCGATGCCCAGGGCTTTCTTGGTATGGCCGGCTTCCAGCCGAAAGCCATCAGAGCCGCCATGCCCGGCATGCTCGACCTCGCCTCCGCTGGCGGCACTGAGTTGGCCCAGACCGCCGATATCGCTTCAAACATCCTCTCCGGACTCGGCATGGAGGCCGAGCACATGAGCAAACTGGGCGACGTACTCGTCGGCACGTTTACCCGCTCCAACACCAATTTGCAGATGCTCGGCGAGACCATGAAATACGCCGCGCCGATGGCCAAGACCTACGGCGTCGAACTGGAAACCGCCGCCGCGATGGCCGGTAAATTGGGTGATGCAGGACTGCAAGGCAGCATGGGCGGCACGGCGCTGAGTTCGATCATGAACCGCTTGGCGTCACCACCGAAAGCCGCTGAAAAAGCACTTGCACAACTGCAAATCCGAACCGCCGACGCTCACGGCAACCTGCGGAAAATGCCGGACATCCTCAAAGAGATCCACGACAAAACCCAACACTTGGGTACCGCGAAAAAAGGTGGGCTATTCAAAGCTATTGCCGGTGAAGAAGCCGTCAAAGGCATGGCCCAATTGGTGGATCAAGCCGGCAATGGCGAGCTGCAAAAACTGATTGCCAGCCTGCGCGAAAGCCAAGGGGAAGCCGCTCGTACCGCCAAAGTCATGGCTGATAATTTGAAAGGTGACCTGATCACGTTAGGCAGTGCCTGGCAGGATCTGGGCATTGAATTACAGGACCAGCAGGATGGGCCTTTACGGTCGCTGATCCTATCGCTCACAGAGGTTATTCGCGGTGTGAAAAGCTGGGTCGCCGAACACCCAGAATTGGCGGCCGCCATTGTCAAAACCTCAGCAATCATTGCGGGTTTAGCGGTGGTATTCGGCAGTCTGATGGTGACGGTTGCCGGTGTCATGCTGCCCTTCGTGGCGTTACGGCTCATGCTCCTGAGCATGGGGATTCGCCTGCCCAGCCTGATCAGCCTGTTGTGGAGTCTTGGTCGCAAAGTTTTGCCCTTCGTGGGCAAGGCGCTGCTGCTTATCGGACGCGCGCTGATGTTGAACCCCATCGGCTTGGCCATCACCGCCCTTGTCGGTGCCGCGTATCTGCTCTACGAAAACTGGGACGCGGTGAAGCTCTACTTCACCGATGCCTGGAAAGAGATCAAAGCCAGTTTCAACGGTGGCATGACCGGCATCCTCAAAACCCTGATCAACTTCAGCCCCGTAGGCCTGCTGTACAAAGCCTTCGCTGCCGTCATGAAATACCTTGGCATCGAGCTGCCCGGCCGGTTTACCGAGTTCGGCGGGATGATCATCGACGGGCTGGTGAAAGGGCTGAAGGCCGGCCTCGGTGAGTTGAAAAATGTCATGGGCGATATCGGCGACTCGACCATTGGCTGGTTCAAGGAAAAGCTCGGTATCAATAGTCCTTCCCGCATCTTTGCCGAGTTGGGTGGTTTCACCATGGCCGGCCTCGCACATGGACTGGAGCGCAATCAGCGTCAACCGATCGGCGTGCTGAGCGCGTTGGCTCTGCGACTTAACGATACGGCCAAATCAATCAGCGTTATGCCGGGTGCGAGAAACCATTCGCTGACCGTCGACAGCCGTTCTCCCCTCAAACCGCGCACACCATCGATTCAAGACAGCCACGACACTTACCAGATCAACATCCACCCTGCCCCAGGTATGGATCCGTTGGCGATTGGTCGTGCGGTACGCGCCGAGATGATGCGCGTCCACCACGAGAAACAAGCCCGTCAACGCAGCCGTTTGGCCGACCTGGAGTAATGCCCATGATGCTGGCCTTGGGCATGTTCGTCTTCAGCCTCTCCACCGCGGCCTATCAGGCCTTGCAACGTCAAACCGAATGGCGACACGCGAGCAGTAATCGTGTCGGCGCGGCACCTGCACGGCAGTTTTTGGGCCGGGGTGACGACTCGATCACCCTGCCCGGCCTGATCCTGCCAGAACTGGCCGGCAGAGCGCTCAGCCTCGATGCATTGCGTCTGATGGCCAACACCGGTAAAGCGTGGCCGATGGTCGAAGGCAGCGGCCGGATCTACGGCCTATGGATCATCGAAAGCCTGAGTGAAACCAAGACCCTGTTTTTCCGCGACGGTACGCCCCGCCGTATCGAATTCATGTTGAGCCTCAAGCGCATCAATGACGACCGCATCGACTTGATCGGCGCCGGAACCAGCGTGGGCATCAGCATCATGAGGGCACTGCTGTGATTGACACGGCCCTCTCCCGCGTCACCGGCTACCTGGACAAGACCCTTTCACGCTACCAGCGCGAAGCTGCTTACCCAGTGCCGGCATATCGCATCACCGTGGACGGCAACGACATCGCTCATTTGGTCAGCCCGCGTCTGATGAGCCTGGACCTCACCGACAATCGCGGCATTGAAGCCGATCAGCTCAGCATCACCCTCAGCGACCACGATGGCCTGCTCGCGATCCCACCCACCGGAGCGGTGATTCGCTTATGGTTAGGCTGGAGCGATACAGGGTTAGTCGACAAAGGCACCTACACCGTCGATGAAACCGAACACTGCGGCGCCCCGGACGTGTTGACCATTCGTGCTCGATCCGCTGACCTGCGCAAGAGTTTGAAAACAAAACGCGAACGCAGCTGGAGCAACACCACCCTCGGAGACGTGCTCGGAGACATCGCCTTGGGCAACGGTCTGACCACCACCATCGCCGGCACGCTTGACGGTTTACCCATCCTGCAACTCGACCAGGCCAACGAATCCGACGCCAATCTGATCAGCCGCATAGGCGAGGAGTTCGACGCCGTCGTCACCGTCAAGGCTGGCTGCTTGCTGTGCCTGCCGGCCGGCGGCGGCAAGACCGCCAGCGGTGCCGACCTGCCCCACATCACTCTGACTCGCGCCGACGGCGATCAACACCGATACCTGCAGGCCGACCGCGATAGTTACGACGGCGTACGCGCGTATTTCTACGACGTGAACAGCGCCGAGAAACTACAAGCCATCGCGGGTGGCGGCGAGAACCTCAAAGATCTGCGCCACACGTACAGCGATCGGCAATCGGCCCTACGCGCCGCCCGCGCCGAACTCAACCGACTGCAACGTGGCAGCGCGACGCTCAGCTACACGCTGGCCTTAGGTCGACCGGATCTGATCCCGGAGCTGACTTACTCGCTCGAAGGCGTGAAACCCGAAATCGCCGAAATCATCTGGTACGGCGGCAACGTCCAACACTCCCTCAGCGCAGAAAGCGGCTACACCATCAGCCTTGAGCTTGAGAGCAAGTTGCCGGATGACACGACTGAGGAATTGGCCGAGGAGAAGGTCGAGTTCAGCGGTGTCATCGCTTACTACCGAGACAAAACAATCGGAGCGCAGAAGCCGGTAACAGCCGGTGACCAACGTAAGCCAAAACGCTTATGTTGGCTGTACGCCGCAGAGAACACCGCAAGGCGTGCAGCGGATCACGAATGGAAGAAGCTTCAGAAGTGTAAAACATGACCCATCAAGCTCCCCCCCTGAGCGGCTTCAGTGAATTGAGAACCCAGTGCTAGCGTCGCAGGAGATTCAACCACTAAAGGTTCTTAGCCGAGCCCAAGCGAGGCGCGAGCATCCAGAAAACTGAGCTCTTAAATTCAGCAATATATAGATAAGCCGCTACTTTTAATGGCATATTAGTAGCTGTCAACTCCCGCCGCCGGATACTATTTCGTCATGGCTCATCCATTTTCCTAAGGTAAGTGCAACATGTTTGACGCTATTGTTTTTAGAAACTCATATGTGCATGACGCCCTGATTGATATAGGCGCGCTTGCCGAAGCCCTTATATTTTATGGAAAAGTTAAAATAATCGGAAACCAAGGCACATTAAAATACATCCTAAAAAAAATCCCTCCCGCCATATTTCTCGATCTAATCGAAAGAAAAATGATCGAGTTTCACTTCTTGACCGACAATCTTTCTACCAATGCACGAAACATATCAGACACCAATACAATTTACTATCTTGCATCAATACGAGACCCAAAAACTACTTACAATGAACATGCTTATAATGTTTTCAAAGAGGCATCAAAAAAAAGCCCTCAAGCAAAGAGCATGGCATCAAAATTTGAGAAACATATTCAAGAAATAGACCATGGCTGCTTCAATCAATCTTCTCTTTTAAAGGCGTGGGAAAACACAGAAACACTTGAGAGATCCGTTTCGACAATATTAAGACATTTAGCTCCTGAATATACTCAGACTGAAAAACTCAGATTCAAAATAGAGTACCCTGATCTTGGATTTGCCGTTGACACCAACATAGACAAAGAGCTATTGGCAAAAACTTATAAGCAAAAAATATCAACGCAGCAAGGGATACCCATACTAACTTTACTTTCCCAGCTTCAATATTCATACGAAGCGTCTTTTTTTTCAGCCTCCTTAGACTCAGAGCTGTTCGTCGATCAGTATGAAATGGAGATGCAAGAACAAACAATGTTGGGATTGTGGGGGCGAGGAAACCAGACTCAATCAGAAATAAGTGAATTTGTGGATCTTACGCTCGAAAACTCTTTTGCCATTCGAGAAGCCGTAAACTCCGGAAAAATAAATTTTTATGACGTTATAGAAGTTATTGATTCGTCGACCGAATTCAAAAAATGGATCAAAGGCGTCCCACCTGAAAAAAAACTGATACAGCATTTTTATGCAGAAACTATAAAAGACTCAAAACTATCGAGACTTCCCGGAAAAGCCTCCAAATGGGCACTATTCACTGGTACCTCAGTAGTCCTTGGCGACCTACTAACGGGCGGGGTCGCAACAGTAGCAAGTGCAACAATGGGCGCCATAGATACGTTCCTTGCTGATAAAATAATAGGCGGATGGAAACCGCATCAATTCATAGAAGGGAGATTGAAAAAGACTTTCCAAAAAGACGATTCAAAATAATCTCACTACAAAGACCTTATGAAGTATCGAATAGACATATCGTAGCGTGATAGCACGTCTTGGAGTGGATGTGGCTAAGCTTGGAAAGAATTTTAGTGCCGAAACACTGTACCTATGCAATGAAGCGTCCATTGAGCGAAGCTTTATTAATAGGACTTAAGTACGAATAACTTTATGACATTTGGCCGAGCGGGCTGCCCATGCGAGAGCGCGCTGCTGGATGGCGCTGGTGCCGAGCAAATTATCTCAGTTGCTGTACGTAAAGCCCGGGATGTCGTAACCAAGTCTATAAAACAATGGGGATTACCCGGCCCTAACCGCTTAGCCAATGTCGACGGCCTCAGGGGGTGGGATGGGGCGCCTGATCGAATATCCTCTAGATGAAACAGGCAGTATCGACCTCGACAAGACCGGTCCCGAGGTGATTAAGCGCTTGAAAAAGTGCGAGGGTGAGTCTGACCCATTTCGACCTTAAGACTCAATCACACTTGACCGTCCACAATTGGTCCAGCTTCGTAGTGAAGCTTTGACTCAACATCTCTCGTCGCATTCCCCAACCAGGCGCCGCCGGCACGCTGCCGGCGCGCAGCGTTCCGCTGCCCCACCGTTGATTGATCTGATCCAACACCCCCATCACCTTTTCGGCAGCTTGAGGTTGCGACTCCGCGAACAAGTCGTCTGTAAACTCCCCTGGCTGCCGTAAATCCAAAAGCAAAACTTCCGCCTTGCTGTATTTGAATCCAGGACGGAACAGACGATTGATTACTCCGGTCGCAGCCTTGGTCAGCAGACGCACATCATTCGTAGGGTAAGGCAGTTCAATCAGCGCCCCATTGGCGTACTTGGCTTCCTCCGGACTGAACATACCGGTGCGGATGCTGACGCGTATTTTCTTGCACAACGAGTTTTGCGCTCTCAGCTTTTCAGCGGCTCGGTGCACGTACGTGGCAACAGCTTCCTTGATCGGCTCTATGGTCGTCAGCCTCTTTCCAAACATGCGACTGCTGCAGATCTCCTACTTGGCGGGTTCGGCTTCTGTGAGTTCCAGGCAAGATGTCCCGGTGAGTTCGCGAGCGGTTTTCTCGATCACTACGCTGAACTTCTGGCGAAGTGTCCAAGGGTCGGCTTTCGCCAGATCCATTGCAGTTCTGATGTGCATGCTGTCGAGATGGGCTTTCATCCGGCGCCCCACTCCCCATACCTCACCGACGTCTGTGTTTCGCAAAACCCAGTCGCGCTTCATCGGGTCACAGATATCCACCACACCGCCGGTATGCGCTTGCAGACGCTTGGCTGTGTGGTTGGCGAGTTTGGCCAAGGTTTTGGTTGGTGCGATACCTACGCCAACAGGGATACCCGTTCTTTTATAGACTGCCGCTCGAATGGTTCGGCCGAAGGTGGTCAGGTCACCCGGCATGCCGCTGAGATCGGCGAAGGCTTCGTCGATGCTGTACACCTCGACGGCGGGAACCATGGACTCGATGATCGTCATCACCCGCTCGCTCATGTCGCCATACAACGCGTAGTTGCTGCTGAACACCTGAACGCCGTGTTGGTGCAACACGTCTTTGATTTGAAAGTACGGGGCGCCCATTTTTACGAAGGGTTTTGCGTCATAGCTGCGGGCGATGACGCAACCATCGTTGTTGCTCAAAACAACGATCGGCGTCTTGGCAAGGTCGGGACGAAAGACTCGCTCACAGCTCGCGTAGAAGCTGTTGCAGTCAATAAGGGCAAAGACCTGATCACGACCTGCCATGGTCGCGCACGCTGTAGGTCACTACGCCCCAAATCACCAGTTCATCGCCTTCCATCACGTAGCGCGGCGGATATTTACTGTTGGCCGACAGCAGCATGACCAAGTTGTCGCGACGATGAAGGCGTTTGCAGATGGGCTCGGCGTTGAGGCCGGCAATGACGATATCGCCATGCTCGGCATCGAGGCTGCGATTGACGATCACCAGGTCCCCGCAAAATATTCCGGCGCCTTGCATGCTGTCGCCCTCGATCTTGGCCAGGTAGACGTGCGGCGCTCGGATATCGAACAGCTCGTCCAGGGAGATGTGTTTTTCGATGTGGTCGGCCGCCGGCGATGGAAAACCCGCCGGGATCCGGAACGAGTAAAGCGGGAACGTTTCGCCGCCCGCCAACAGCGGGCCAAGGATGGTGACACTCATGATTCGAACCCGAATGAAAAATGGACTGCAGGAGCAAAGCGACTGTTCATCGCCTACTCATCACTATTGACGTCGAGCATCCATTCCACTGCGAAGGCCAGCGCTCCATCGGCCAGCTCAAGCAAATCACACAGGTCGTCGCTATCAATCACCTTGTTTGTGTACAGCGCGCGGGCTCCGATCAGCAGTGCTTTGTGGTGAGCGCCTGGTCGAGCGAAAAGCGCGGATCTGTCGGCGAGCATCGCCTGCCAGTGAGTCAGGTCTTTTGACGGTTTGGCAGATGTGACGGTGATTGAGGAGTTCATCAGTTCGGTTTCCCATGCGAATAATACTGTACGCATAAACAGTATATTCAGAGTCCCAGGATGATTCCTACAGAAGCCGACGAAATGCCCTACTGGCATCAGAGAACCAACTGATTGAATAATTATTTTTGACAGCTTCTTGAGGGCAATAAAAAACCCGCATCAGTCGAAACTGACACGGGTTCCCCCACACAAACGACCGTTACTTCAGGTCGTCAAAGTGGTCTCGCAGGAACTCGTAAAAGCGAAACGCTTTCAGCAATCTCCATACGAGGCTCAACGTACGCAATAAAAGCTTCATACGTTTTGGCCTCCAAGGTTGGGGGCCAAACCTCCAGCACACTTACCGGATCACGCATACCTTCGGGAGTATACGCCAGCATACTCTCATGAGGTGGCCGGTTGGCGACCCTCCGAGCCATCATTCCGGCACGGGTGCAAAACCGTGTCAGAGGGGATGAAATCGGTATTAAACCGACCTAACCTCATTGCATCGCTGGCGTTTGAGCATCGGCATATTAACCTAGAATCACGAACTCGAAAGTAGGGAAAAGCCCTCCAGTGAGTTTTCTATGCGCAGGGAACCACCACTTTTGTAAACTGTTGTTTCTGTCAGAGTTGTTCAAGGAGCGCCGTCCAGTGTAAGGCAGTTTTTTCGGGGCCCTCCCGTTCTATCGAGGAGAACAAAATGACGTTGCAAGCAGTGGCAAAGATTTATAAGATGGGTCCACGCCAGTGTACTCTCGTGAGATACACCGAGCGTTGGCCGCAAGCCGATGCTCAAAAAAAACCGCCCCGCAAAGGCGGTTTTTTTTCGTCTGTAGTTTTGGCAAATCATCGCCCATAACTTCATATGCCTTACCCGTGATGGGGTGAAAATAACGTTGCAAGGATAGGTAGAGCTCAATACCATGACCTCCACGCCAGTGCTTCCGGTGAGACGCACTAAGCCTCAGCCGCAATCTGAGGCTTGCTGGAAAAACCGCCCCGCAAAGGCGGTTTTTTTTCGCCTGCCGTTTGAGCATCACCCCTGACAATCGCGTTCCTCAACCCAACTGCCACTCCCCTCATCAAGGCTTAAAAAGTGCTGGTCATCCAATATTGGGTGGCTTCAGGTCGAAGTTGTAGGCAAAATCTGCGCGTTGCGTAAGGAAGTACGCAAATCGCGTTTTTCAGCAGGCATCGCCTTGTTGGCCTTTCTTTCGGCGGGATATTCTCAGGACGTCACTGCACATTCAGTGATCGGGCTTGGTAACCCGACGAGTTGCGCAACAGCGCCCCCTCATCATTGACGGCTTTTTGAGTCGGCAGTCTTGTTATGGCGGCTGTGCGTGGGACGCCTTCGGGCGTGCCGGTCTCCTTGACTCCCGGTTTACCAACCTGCGCATAGCTGCCACCCATTTCGCTTGGTAACGAAGTCGGCAGCTCCTCATGTCAAGGAGTTAGACCATGCACACCGTTAACCCGCTCGAAAACCGGATTCACCCTTATAGATTCCTTTCAGTCTTCTGTCTTATCCCTTCCACCAGTGGAGGTGACCAATGATCGAAGAAGTCGAAGAAAAAACCATCGGCCGCACCCACTTCATTTATTGCGGTGAAATCCCGCTGTTCCAGATCAGCGCTGGCGTTCCTGTCAAAGAGGCGCTGGAACAGGCATCTGATCTATTGAGCCTGGCTAAAGCGCTCGCCGAAGACGCTGCCTTCATGAAAGAAACCGACCGGTACGCCTGGGCTTCGCATTTTCTGACGGAGATGGGCAAGGCGGTGATCGATGATGTGGTGAAAGCCGTTTCTCCCCGCCCCAAGAGAGTGATCCTTAAGGCTGCAACCTAGCGGCTACGGCACTCTGCATTTTTGGATTCAGGGGCGGCTGGGCGTACTGAGTGTGGGCGCCCTCCACCATTTGCCTGACAAAAAACCCGACGCTGGGCCGGGTTCCTTTTTTGTTTATGCATTTCAATTGAATTGTTTACTTGATTGTCGTTTATGCCTGCGCGCCGGCACTCGTCAGCACGTCTACAAAGTGCTGAATGTACCCGCGATCTTGGTCAGACATCGCTCTGTAACGTGTAAGAAGATTCCGCTCTTCTTGATTTAACTCGGACATTTCGCTGTTCGGCTTTTCCATGCGGGTGTTCTTTTTTTCATCTTGATCCAAATGCCCACTACTCCATTAAGTGCATTGCGGGCGCAACGTTACTCAGGAGCGCGAAAAATCAAAACTGAAATCCAACGTAACGAATGTTCTAAATCTCGACGAGTTATTTCCTGGCGCTGGAAAGCTGGGTTACTTCGGCCATGGCACCGACGATGCGATGCACAGCTTTTTGGTCATAGTCTGACAGGCTACGGAACTGCTGGATCAGTTGGTTTTCGGCAGGATCCAGCGCGCCGGCAGGCTCTGGCATACGCCCGCCCGTCAAGACATAGAACACGTCCACGCCGGCCTTGGCCACGGCGGTGAGGTAGGCGGAATCGGGGTTTCTCTCGCCCTTTTCGTAACTGCCTTGGGTGTTGCGGGTGATGCCGCCCTGCTGTGCAAAGGCATCTTGGTTGAGCCCTAAGCGCGTCCTTTCTTCGCGCAAACGCTCACCCACTCCAACGTCCAACTCTTCATCAGATGCACAACTTTTCAAGCTTCCACCCTTTACAGGCCCAACTACTTGGGCATAATGACGCCTAATCAACACGGATGCACACGAATGGACACTATGCCCGCCCCACTCACACCCGAGCAAGCCCGAGCAGCGCTGGATAGACAGGGCATCAGCCTAGCCGAGTTCTGCCGCCGGCATGACCTCAACAGCAACCTGGTGAGCGACTTGCTCAACGGTCGCAAGAAAGGACGTCGCGGCAAGGCTCACCAAGCCGCTGTGTTGCTGGGTATCAAGGAAGGCACGATCAGCACCGGGAACTGAGACACCGTTCATTTAACGCAAGGATGCCGCTATTGAGCACTTACAAACTTGTTTGTCCCCACTGCCAGTCTCGGATGCGAATACGCACGAGCGAAGGCACTCACATTTTTCTTCGCGTCGCCTATTTGCAGTGCCTGAATGAAGCCTGCGGCTGGTCGGTTCGGGCGCAGTTCGAAATGACGCATGAGATGAGCCCCAGCGGCATGGCGAATCCTGACGTACGACTCCCTTTGGCGGACGCTGCATTGCGACGGTCTGCCATGAAGCCAGTCGATACTCAGCAAATTCTGATCCAGGGACTGGAGGCCAAACAATGAAAACCACCCACATCACCCCGGACTACCGCATCTGCATGCAGGATGCTGCGCACGCTTATCTGTTGCGCCATCGAGCGGAGTACCTGGTCGACTCTGATCGACTGTTCAGCAGCGCCGAACGTCACTTGACTGTGGCGCTGGAAGTGCCGGCCAGCCTCGCGGCGAAACTGGTACATCTGGCCTGGACTGACATCCAGCAAGTCGAAGCGCTTTCCGCGTAACACACCCTCACGCCCATTTCCGTTTCTGGCATCCCCGCATTGCGGGGTGATGGGCATGCCATGCCTGAAAATCGAGGTTTCAATGAAAGACACTGTTTGCGTCACCCTCACACTGACCCGGATTGAAGCGTGCCGCTTGCTGGATAACGCACGCCTGCTGCAGGTCGCCCAATTTAAAAAGCACTGGGATGATGAGCGATTCAGCTCTATTCCTATTACCGAGCGACGCGCAGCCTTGTATGCGGCGATACCTGCGATGTCGGCGCAACAGCAGCTGATCACGGTATTGGCCTGCGGCATTTGGGCGAAGAATCGTCGGTGAACACCCTCACCACCGCGCTGCATGCCGATGTGTTGCAGCGCCTCGCCAGGGACTACGGGCTCAAGCGTCGCTTGAGCACCGACTATCTGCGAGGCGGCAAATGTCCGGCTTGTGGTCAAAAGGAGTTGTACGCCCGCTACTCCGAGCCCTGGCTGATCATTTGTGGTCGCGAGAGCAAGTGCGCTCAGCGCTGGCACCTGAAGGAGATTTACGAGGATCTGTTCAATGATTGGAGCAAGCGGGCCCCCTCCTCTGAGCAATTTCCATCGGCGACGGCACGGGCTTACCTTGAGTTTGCCCGGGGCTTTCGTCACGAAGTTATTCAGGGCTGGTACACGCAGGAAACCTATTTTTCTGAGGACTTGAACGCCGGTAGCGCGACGGTGCGCTTCGCGCTGGAAAAAGGTGGCTACTGGGAACGCCTGATCGACCGGCCGCACCGGTTCGGCAAGATGAAGGCACGGTTCAGACCCGGCCACAGCCCCCGTGGGTACTGGTGGTGCCCGCCGTGCGTCGAGCTGCTGGACGTCAAAGAGTTGTGGATTGTCGAGGGCATCTTTGACGCGATCGCTCTGGTGCATAACGGCATCGCGGCGGCGTCGGCCATGTCGTCAGCCTTCTTCCCTGAAGAGTCGTTGAAAGAGCTGGCGCGGCAGCGCGGCGGCAAGTTACCCAAGCTCATTTGGGCGCTGGACAACGAACCCGGCGCGCACAAATTCATCAAGCGTTGGGCGCGCCTGGCTCGCGCTCTGGGTTACGAGTGCGAAGCCGCACAGATCCCGCAATCGGACAGCCGCAAGGTTGATTGGAACGACCTGCATCAGCGCTGGGCGTTCATTGATGGCGAGAGCGAGCGTAGTGAGCAGATCGAAAAGGACCTGGCTAATGCTCGTTATCTCGGTTCTCTGCTGATTGCTGAAAGTGCGGCAGAGAAAGGCGTCCTGATGTACGACTGGCGCGAACGTCATGAATTTCACTTCAGCTTCGACAGCCGTTTGTACTGGTTCAAGATGGATCTGGAGAAATTCAACAAGGCCATGCAGTCATTGGAGACGTCTACCAGTCACGAAGACCAGTTGCTCAGTGAAAAGCAGCGCCGTCAAAAAGCACTGCGCCAATGCGGCGGCGTAGTAGAGATCGCCAACTGCTACCCGCGCGCGCTGTACTTCCAGCGCAACGAAGTCACCGACGAATCCTGGTACTACTTCCGCGTCGACTTCCCGCACGACAGCGGCAGCGTCAAGAACACTTTCACCGGTGGCCAGGTTGCTGCCGCCAGCGAGTTCAAAAAGCGCTTGCTCAGCATGGCCGCTGGCGCCGTGTTCACGGGTAGCGGCCAGCAGCTCGACAAGATCATGAAAGATCAGTTGTTCGGTCTGAAAACCGTCGAGACCATTGATTTCATCGGCTATAGCAAACTGCACACCTGCTACGTGTTCGGCGACTTGGCCGTTCGGGGTGGCATCATCAGCGCGGTAAACAAGGAGGACTTTTTCGAGTTCGGCAAGCTGCGACTTAAGACGCTGCAGAAGTCGATCGCCATGCACATCCAGCGTGACAGCAAGCAGTACCGTACCGACTGGCTGCCGATGCTGTGGCTGTGCTTCGGCGCCAAGGGCATCGTCGCCCTGGCGTTCTGGTTCGGCTCGCTGTTCGCCGAGCAGATCCGCGCGCAGTACAAGTCCTTTCCGTTCCTTGAAGTCACCGGTGAAGCCGGTGCCGGCAAGACCACACTGCTCACCTTCCTGTGGAAACTGCTGGGCCGCGAGCATGAAGGTTTTGACCCGTCGAAATCGACCCGCGCCGGCCGACAGCGCGCTATGGGTCAGGTCTCGAACATGCCCGTCGTGCTGATCGAGGGCGACCGCAACGAGCCGGACAAGGCGCACGCCAAGGGTTTTGACTGGGACGAGCTGAAAGACTTCTACGGCGGCGGCACGCTCGGCACCAAGGGCATGAAGACCAGCGGCAACGAGACCTACGAACCGCCGTTTCGGGGCGCGATTGCGATCAGCCAGAACGCCGATGTCAGCGCGTCCGAAGCGATCCTGACGCGGATTATCAAATCCCACTTTGCGCGCCCGGAAGTCACCACCGAGAGCCGTGCGGCCGCCGACAACCTGAACCTGATTCCGGTCGAGCATCTAAGCCACTTCCTGTTGCTGGCTGTGCGCGCCGAAGCCCAGGTGATGGCCAAGTTCGCCGAACGCGTGCTGATTCATGAACAGCAACTGCGCCGGCTCAAAGAAATCCGCGTGGAACGGATCATCAAGAACCACAGCCAGTTGATGGCCCTAGTGGACTGCCTGCGCCTGGTTTGCCCGCTCGATGACAACCACGTCGCCACGACACAGCAGGCGCTGATGACCATGGCATTGGAACGGCAAGCCGCGATCAGTGCGGATCATCCGCTGGTTGCCGAATTCTGGGAAGTCTACGAATACCTCGAAAGCCTGGGCGAAGGCCCGCAGGTCAACCACAGCACCGACCCAAAACTCATCGCAATCAACCTCAACGAATTCGCCGAGAAGGCCAGCGAGCATCGGCAGAACCTTGCGGATCTCAAGACGTTGCGCGGGCTGCTGGTGAACAGCCGCAGCCACAAATGGCTAGAGACCAACAAGGCGATTTACAGCGCGGTGCGTGCGTCGCAGGCCGTTATCAATGGCACGCAAAAAAGGAGCACCACGGTGCGCTGCTGGATTTTCCAGCAAGCGTAACGACCTGCAATTCAGGGATCACCCGGCGCCCTAGTGCCGGGATGTGTAAAGGAGAAATACGATGCAGATAGCGATTTTAGGGCCTTTGGGTATGCCCTGCTCTGTAGGGCGAAATTTCAGCTTACAGGTTGGGCGTTTCGGCTTTGGTCGGAGGGCGTTATGAAGAAAAGGAAAGCTTTTCCCTGGTGTCTGGATTTGAACGGGGTTTGCGACCAGTGCGGGAGGTCGCGGGCGCATGGGAATCATCGCAAATGCAGCAAGGCGCGGCAGGTGGCTGCGGATCGGCTTCGGGTTGAGGAGGTTCGGAGCGGGGTTCCTCGAGCGCGGAAAAGAAGTGCTGGGGTGTTTTGGTTGTTGAGGCAGAAGTGAGGTAGCAACGGCAGTGGAAGGCTCAGGACTAAGCCTTTCCTTTTTCCAACACAGCACAGGAGGTGCATATGGCAGACGGTGTAGAGGCCCGTGGTAATTCCGTGCGGGTGTACTTTCGTTTCAATGGGGAATTGTGCCGGGAGCGCATCCCCGGTGGTAATACTCCGGCCAACCGGGAGCATGCGGCGCGCCTGGTAAACATCATCGAATACGAAATACAGGCCGGCACATTCGATTACAGCCGGCACTTTCCCGACTCGGGCAAGCTGGCCGAGAACACGTTCGGCCACTATCTGGATCTCTGGCTGAAGATCAAAAGCAACAGCGTTGCTGCGACCTCCTATCGAGGATACGCCAATAAGGCCGAGGTACATGTCCGGCCGCGCTGGGGTAAATTGCAGATCGACCAGATCGATCACTTGGACCTGCAGGAGTGGATCCAGGACACGCTGTCGAAGCGGCTCAAGAACAAGACTATTCGAGACATCATCTGCAATGTGCGACAGGTGTTTCGGCTGTATCGAACTCGAAAAAAGGTGGCGCACGATCCTACAGAGGGGCTGTTCGTGCGGCTCCCGGATCCAGAGGCGCCGGATCCGTTCACCAGGGCCGAGATAAAACAAATCCTCGAAACGCCCACGAAGCGGATTCAGGAGGTGCTGATGGTGCAGTTCATGATCTGGGCGGGGCCTCGGGTTTCAGAGACGATCGCGCTGGCTTGGGAGGATGTCGATCTGGAGCAAGGGACGGTGACGTTTCGGCGGTCGAAGGTGCGCGGAGCGTATCGGGTGACGAAGACGCGCCGGTCGACGCGGAAGGTGCGATTACTAGCACCGGCGTGGGATGCGTTGCGCCGGATTGATGCGATCAACCAGGTCAAGAAGGCGGAGACGGTCGAAATTGTTGAACGGGATAACAAGACTGTTCGTAAGCACACACTGCGGTTCGTGTTTCTGAACAGTAAAAGCGGGTTGCCGCATGTGAGTGATTTTGTTGTGCGGGATCGGTTTTTTAAGGCGCATCTGCTTGCGGCTGGGGTGAGGTATCGGGGGCCTGGGCAGTGTCGGCATACGTATGCGAGTCAGTTATTGACGACGGGGGTGGCGTCGATTGATTGGATTGCGGAGCAGATGGGGCATACGAATGGGAATATGATTCGGCAGCATTATGGGACTTGGATTAATGAGGATGGGCCGGATGTTGTAGGGATATTGGAGCATGCGTTGGCTCTTTAAAAACCTGTCAATAGCCCAATATCTGAGCTATTGACTAAATCGCTATTGATTCAACGAATTCGATACTAGATCCAGGTACTCGTACCAAGGCTCAGCTCTCGTGCCCTCGAGTGCAGACGTCCTTACCAGCCTGCACCTCTCTGAATCATAAGTAATCGTTTCCACGAGACACGCTTCAGCAATCGCAGGATTAAAATCACGCAGCCCGACATAATTATTTTTCGTCCAGCTCAACACTACTTTCTGCAAAGGACGACTATCCCGTCCCCAATTGCCTTTACCCACTGAGAAACCCATAACATTCAAACAAAACCCAATTATTTTAGCACCCTTAAAATTAGGGAATTTTTTCATTCGGACTATTTCATTATAAAGCAGTCTGCGAACCTTAAATTTTACAATCTGTCCCGCTGCACCTGAAAGTCTATGATCATTGAACAGCCGCCCCCATACAGAGTTATGCTGAATCATCCAACAATCCCACTTAGGAGTTTTAACCGCCGACGCGGAAAAAATCACTTCAAAGATCAAGTCTGCCAAGTGATCATAAGAAGTTTGGTGCATTGGCCCGTAATCGTCCCGAACTCGCAATACGAAATACTCTGGCACACCTTGTTTATCTAGTGCGCCAACAGCATCACATATGAAATCAATTATAACTCTCAAACGTGAAAGAGCATCGTTATTCCAAGGGACATTCGCAACTCCATTGAGTGTATAAAGATCCGAAACCGCCCCTTCCAGGTAGCTCATTGCTCTGTATAGTACGGAAGAGTGCCGATGAGAATGATTTTCAGAATAGTCGATAAAGGTCATCAACAGAACACGACAGTAAGCTTCCCACTGTCCAGCATCCCATTTAGACCTCCCCATGAAATCCGGATCTAAAAGAGTACCAATGCCCTCAACCATCAGATAATTCGAGAACATTGCCTG